CAGGTCTTTGGTGGTCACGGCTATATTAAAGATCACGGTATGGAACAGATCGTTAGGGATGTTCGCATATCGCAGATATATGAAGGCGCCAACGGGATACAGGCAATGGATCTTGTTGGTCGTAAACTTCCTAAGAACATGGGGCGGGCCATCAGGAATTTCTTAAAAGACAATGCAGCTTTCTTAACCGGTGCGTATGAGAAGGGTATCAATCCTATCGTTCAGCCGATGACAGCATCACTAGACAACTTAAAGCAGGCAACAGAATGGCTGGTCGGCAACGCCATGAAGAACCCAAACAATGCTGGTTCTGCTGCATACGATTATATGGAGATATTTGGTATCGTGTTGTTGGGTCTTGCACATATCAAGATCTGTCTAGCAACTGATGACAAAGATAAACATAACACGGCACAATATTTTATGGACCGTATTGCACCTAAGACGCAGTTCTTAGTAGAGCGTATCAGAAAAGGCAGTGATACTATGATGAATGCTGACCTATGAACTCTATTACTCAGGCAGAATTCAATAGGCAATTCTCTGAGTACGTGAAGGACAAGGAAGTTAATAGAGATAATATACTAGAGCTGAAGTTGCAATATATTAAGATATTAAAAGAGCAGGAATTAACAGTTCGTGCTGGAGTTGAAGTTGATAAGGATGGAAATATAGTACATGAGCCAGTATATTGAGATCATAGAAGAGCTACATAAGCTCGCTGACTGGGTCGAGAAAGCCAATAACGTTCACTGTTATTCTGTTCCTCGCAAGGCTGCATATCTTCTTGCTGCGCTGGAAGAAGAGAATAAGATCATGAAACTGAAGCTCAATAAGAGAGATCGTGACTTAGTCGACTACTATCACTTGACTGTTGGCTATATTAGATACGCTATATATAAAATAAAGAAAAAATGGAAGAACTAGATCAAATTCTTCTGGAACAATATCACAGTGCCAAGCGACGCTTGAAGATAATCAAGCGTCATCGCATACTATTAAAGAACGATACAGAACTTGATCGCTTGGAGCAAAGTGTTTTAAACACAGTAAAATATCTGGAAGGACAAATACGTGACAAAAGACTCTTCGAAAAAAAACCCTCCAAGCGTAAAAAGACCGAGAAAAGCATCTTCTGCAGCAACCCCTGGTTCGAAGCGTACAAAGGAGCGTTCACCGTCACTGTCTGGTCTACCAGACTCTTCAGCGAGTACACTCAAGGGTATATCAACGAAATCGCCAAGCTCTGGAGGGTTAAAAAAGATAAGCTTAACAAACGTAGTGACAATACCTGAGTACGTTGTAAGACAAGCTGCTGAATATCTTAATGAGATGTATCCTGATGAACCAAACAGCTACAACACTATATTAGAAGAAGCAGAAGAATATTATAAGGCAGATATGACTCCACTGTTCTTCTTAGACAGAGAGCAGATGGTTATCATCGTTGCCGCTGAAGAGACGTTAGGAAAAGTATTACATTAATGAAACATTTGTTTTATGAAGATTGGGCCAATAAACGTATTAAAGCTATTACCGACTGGTATGGTAAAGATTGGTTTTGGCAAAAGAAGATATTAGAACTTGGTTGTGCGCACGGTGATATAGGAACGGCTCTGCTTAAGCTTGGAGCTGACGTAACGTTCAGCGATGCTCGAGAAGATAGGCTTAAGGAAATAACTGAAGATCTTGTTAGCAAGTACGATTTTAAACCAAAAACGTGTTTTATTAATAACAACACACCATGGGTATATAACGAAAAAGTAGATCTAATACTTCATTTAGGATTGCTTTATCATCTTGAACATTGGAAAGAAGATATAGCAAATTGCTTTGCTTATACAGACAACATGATATTAGAAACTGTCATAAAGCCTAATGAAGATTACTATAACAATACTTATCATAAAGTCTACGGATCATACAAGTGTTTGGCTGCAAGCTTTACACAGAAAGAAGTTGAAGAGCATCTTGATAGCTTAGGATATAATTATTATATAATTCCAGTAGAGAACTCAAAAGGTCTTATAGATGCTGATACGTTTATTCGTCACGTTTATTCGTGGAATGAAGAGCTAAAGCCACATCCTAACATCATAACGCATTACAGAAAAATGTGGTACATCACAAAAAAGATTTTGTAAATGGCGGAAAATAAACATTCAATGGCGGAGAACCATATATTAAAATCTCTTATAGTATTATAAAATAACCTTAAGAGTGGAACAGGGAGTTACATAAATTAGCCACTCGATACTTTCCATGGAGAATAATATATGAGCTCAGTATCAAATGTAGCAGTTGCTGCAAAGACAGATGTTGTAGACCTTCGAGGCATGTGGATTGGTCTTGGTTGTCTAAACGTTTTCTATCTAATCGTAAGAATCTATGAACAAGTGTATGGTTGGAGAGCGGGTCTTGACTCGTTTGCTCCAGAGTTTCAGACATATTGGATGTCAATCCTTTGGACTGAAATTCCACTAGAACTGGTCTCTGGCCTTGGGCTTGCAGGCTATTTGTGGAAGACACGTGATCGTGACCTTGCTAATGTCTCTCCACGTGAAGAGATGCGCCGTATTGTGACGCTGGTTCAGTGGCTCGTGGTATATGGCATTGCCATTTACTGGGGCGCTTCGTTCTTTACTGAGCAGGACGGCACTTGGCATATGACTGTTATTCGTGACACTGACTTTACTCCAAGTCATATCATCGAGTTCTATATGTCATATCCAATCTACAGCGTGATTGCAGTCGGTGCATTCTTCTATGCTCGCACCCGTATCCCTTACTTTGCTAATGGATATAGTCTTGCATTCCTGATCGTCGCCATTGGCCCATTCATGATTATCCCTAACGTTGGTCTCAACGAGTGGGGTCATACGTTCTGGTTCATGGAAGAGCTGTTCGTTGCTCCGTTGCATTGGGGCTTCGTGTTCTTCGGTTGGATGGCTCTTGGTGTCTTCGGTGTAGTGCTGCAGATCCTCGGCCGTGTTCATGCATTAGTTGGTAAAGAAGGAGTTGCTCTTCTTACTAACTAAAAAAAATATGGGCGGAGGCTACAAAAATAGTCTCCGCCTATGTACATTTGGCTAAATATGTATTATATTAGTATGGTACGCTCTTAGGAGGTACACGTGAAAACATCTCGCTTATTAGGAGAAAGACATGAAATATACGCACGACATGGTTCCGGACTGGAGCAAGCACTTCGTTGGCTTCGACCGAGTATTTGACCACCTCAATGACGCAGCTCAAAAGTACACGAAGGCTGCAAGCCAATGGCCTCCCTACAATATCGTAAAGACTGGCGAAAACACATATGCCATCGAACTCGCAGTGGCCGGACTAGCTAAACAGAATATCGACATTGAGCTCGCAAATAATACTCTCGTTATTAAAGGTGGAGCATCCGCCGCTGAGCTTAACCCTATCGACAATCCCATTGAGTATCTTTATAAAGGGATTGCTGATCGCTTCTTCACTCGTAGTTTTACGCTGAATGATACCGTGGAAGTGAAGAATGCGCAATATATCAATGGTGTTCTCAAGATTTTCTTAGAGAATGTGATACCTGATGAGAAAAAAGCGAAAAAGGTTGACATTGACTGACTAAATAGGGGAGAGGGCATCAAGCCCTCTCTTTCTATTGGAGGTTATAATGGCAAATAATTGGCCTAAACAATCACAGTGTCTTGCTAAGTTAGGCAACCCAACAGCTCCTGGCTTCAGCAAGAACCTAACTACTATTACACCGCCATTCCCAATGTGGATGGGCGACATTCCAATTAAAAAGATTACTATCAACAAGATTGCTGCAGAGTCTCTGACAAGAGTTCTTAATGCTATTTGGGAACACTATGGCAAAGATAAGCTTGCAATTAAGCGCGCCGGTGTCGACGTATTCTCCGGTGCATTTGCAGTTCGTAACATGCGTGGTGGTAGAAATCTATCGATGCATGCGTATGGTCTTGCTATCGACATTAATGCTCCTGAGAACCAGCTCGGATGGAAACCAGGTGCACATCCAGATAGTTTCACAGACGACCATCCAGTCGTTAAAGCGTTTAAAGCTGAAGGCTGGCAGTGGGGCGGCGACTGGAAGACAAGACCAGATGGTATGCACTTCCAAGCTGCAATTGTTGGATAAACTGTGTACAATTAATGAATATGTGTTATAATATATTATTAGCGCACTGTGGGTCATATGGCCGGTCGCACTTACGGAGGTTCAATGTCAAAGTTCTATACAAACGTGTTTCAGCGTGGTAATAAGATCTACGTTCGTGGTTATGATAAAGGTATTAGAACTAAAAACATTGTAAGCTATAAACCGTATATGTTTGTACCGGCTGCTAAAGGCGACTATCGTACACTCGATGGTAGACCTGTTGGTAAAATGGAGTTCGACACTATCTATGAGGCTCGCGAGTTTATCGGCAAGTACTCAGATGTGTCGAACTTCAATTATTATGGATTAGATCGCTGGTCATATCTATACATCTTCGACACATTCAAAGGTGATATCGACTACGATCCTAAAATCATCAAGGTTGGCATAGTTGATATAGAGTGCGCTTCTGATGAAGGTTTTCCAAACATTGAAGCAGCGGATAAACCAATTACCGCTATTTCTGTTAGGTGTCTTGGACGCAACTATGCATTTGGTTGTGGTGACTTTACTAGCGATGATCCTAACACTTATTACGTAAAGTGTGCCGACGAGCGAGAGATCCTAAAGCAATTCTTAGATTGCTGGGAGAAGCTAGATGTTGATATCATCTCCGGCTGGAACATAGAGTTCTTTGACATTCCCTACATTGTTAATCGTATTCGTAATCTATTCTCTATGCAAGAGGCAGCTCGCCTATCACCATGGAAGATGTTAGACGAGAAGCGTGTTAATTTTAGAGACAAAGAACAGCAGAGTTATTGGCCTATCGGCATCGCTGTTCTCGACTACATGCAGATATATCGTAAGTTCTCATTTGGTAATGAGTCATCTTATAAGCTTGACTACATCGCTGAGAAAACTACGGGCGAGAAGAAGTTAGACTACTCTGAGCATGGTTCTTTGCTAGAACTATACAAGAACAACCATCAAAAGTTCATCGAGTATAATATTCGAGACGTTGAGCTCGTCGATAAGATCGATGACAAGATGAAGTTCGTTGAGCAGATATTGGCGATGGCATACAATGCTAAGGTCAACTATCCAGACGTTCAATCTACTGTTCTACCGTGGGATATCATTATCCATAACTATCTACTTGAAAAACGTATCGTCATACCTCAAGTAGATAAGAACAAGATGCCCGCATCTCTCGTCGGCGGATATGTCAAGGATCCACGGCTTGGTCTGACTAAGTGGGTCGTATCGTTCGACTTGAATTCTCTATATCCGCATCTCATCATGCAATACAACATCAGCCCAGAGACGTATGTCGGTAAGGTTGATATGCCGGGTGTTGAAGGTCTATTGGCCGGTAACTTTATTGCAGATCATACAGACCTAGCACATTGTCCTAATGGCAGCGTATACACTAAAGACAAGCAAGGTTTCTTTCCTGCACTTATGGAAAAGATGTATGATGATCGTGTTAAGTATAAGAAGCTTATGCTTGAGGCAAAGCATAGGTATGAGAAGAATAAGAACTCCGAAGACGAGAAGCTTATATCACGATATCATAATCTGCAGCTTGCCAAGAAGATCCAGCTTAACTCAGCTTACGGTGCGTTAGCCAATGAGTTCTTTAGATGGTTTAGCTTCGAGAACGCAGAGGCTATCACTACATCTGGTCAGTTAACTATTCGTTGGATCGAGAAAAAGATCAACGCGTTTATGAATAAAACTCTGAATAATAATAACGTTGCAGATATTGACTATGTCATTGCATCAGATACAGATAGTATCTATGTTGACATGAGTGGCTTTATACCTAACGGCGCAGATGAAATTAAAGCAGTGGCTGCTCTTGATAGGTATTGTGAAAAGACCGTGCAGCCATATCTTGATGAATGCTTCGAAGAGCTGGCAAAAATGATGAATGCATATAGCCAGAAGATGCAGATGAAGCGAGAGACTATCGCTAACAAAGGTATCTGGAAAGCAAAGAAGATGTACATCCTCAACGCATGGAACGTAGAGGGTGTGCAGTATGAGAAGCCTAAACTGAAGTTACAAGGCATCGAAGCAGTCAGGTCTTCAACTCCTATCGCATGTCGTACAGCTATCATGGAAGCTCTCCACATAGTCATGGATGGAACCGAGGAAGATCTACAACAATATGTCATGACTCTTCATGATGACTTCATGAAGATGCCATATGATAAGATAGCATTTCCACGTGGTGTAAGAGACTTGCAAAAGTATTCTATGGGTGGAGCCAGATATAAACTTGGTACTCCTATTCACGTAAAAGCTTCTCTATTGTATAACAATCTTATCAAGACTAAAGGTTATAGAGATCTTCAGCCTATTCAGAATGGTGATAAGATTAAGTTCGTATATCTAAAGAGGCAGAACCCAATTCTTGATACAGTTATCGCAATGCCAGACGATTTACCAAAAGAATTCCAATGGATAAACGAATACATAGATCGTGACATGCAATTTAATAAAGGTTTCTTGTCGCCATTAAAATCTATAACTGACCTTATAAACTGGCGTACAGAGAAAACATCTACACTCGAGGATTTCTTTTTATGAGTACAGAAGACGACTTTGATTTTACTTTTGACTTTGGCTTTACCACTGAGGAAGAGTTAAAGACCACAGAATATGAGCAGATCAGCAATGCGCAAGAGAAGCTGTTAGGTCTCAGAAAGATGATCCTACCATTGCTTACCAACTTGAAGAAGAACCCTGACAAGGACATCATTAAGTGGCCCGGAGACGAGCGCGTGAAGAATATAGACGCCTTTATCAAAAAAATGGACGCCTATATCAACAGCTAAATAGTCATTATGCTCGTAAAATAAACAAGATAAAGGAAAAGCATATGGCAACGCAATTCGATTTCTCTCTGATGTCAGAGGATGAAATCAAAGCTAAAGAGACTGAATTAACAAGACTCTTAGCTGAGAAGGATAAGGAGATACAGGCTCTTTATGCACGCGAAGCTGAACTTATCGCTAAGATAGATACTGTAAGTTCAGAGGTTATGCCATTTTTAGAGAACTTGACTAAGCAGCCTGAAAAGAAGTACATCTATTGGGAGAACAGAACCGAGCAGATGTCTGCATTCATCGATAAACTCGTGAATGTGATGAAATAATGTTTATTAACATATTAGCACTATTAACCGCCCTGATACTCTCTGGCGTATCGGGGTTCTACAGCGTGTATGGCCTGACGACTATATTTGCTGGCGCGTTCTATCCAGTTCTATTCATGGGTGGTTCGCTTGAGCTTGGTAAACTCGTAACTGCATCATGGCTCTACAACAACTGGGGCATATGCCCACGCATTCTCAGATATTATCTGTCATGCATTGTCGTAGTGCTGATACTTATCTCATCGATGGGTACGTTTGGTTTCTTATCTAAAGCGCACATTGATGCTCAAGTAAAGATATCGCAGGGTGGTTTCGAGAAGGTCGACATCATCAACCAGAAGCTTGAGTTCGAGAAGCAGATATTGGCTGACCTAAACGGGCAAGCAGGTCAGATAGACAATGCAGTTAATAAGCTGACTGAAAAAGGTAAAGCGTCTCAGTCTCTAAACGCATTGAATAGCCAGCGCAAGAACAAGCAAGATATATTCAAGCAGAAAGAAGCACAAGTCAAGAAGATAGGCGACCTTACTGCTGAGAAAGCCAAGATAGATGGAGAGCTCAAGAAGCTTGAAGCTGAAGTTGGACCTGTCAAGTATCTTGCAGAGCTTATATATGGAACTGCCGACAACAACCAGCTCGAGAAAGCCGTTCGTGCAGTCATCATAGTTATTGTTCTTGTGTTCGACCCTCTTGCAGTGTCTCTCTTGATAGCTGCAAATATTGGTCTACGCAGCCGTAAAAAAAGGTTTACTTTAGAAGATAAACATGATATATTAGTAGTAGATGAACGTGTATTTAAGCGTGAAGGGATTAATGATGTCGAAGCTGAAAGAAAGATTGATTAAGAATAGCACTATTGAATTAACAAGTACACTTACAGACTCTAAAGTTTATACTACAAAAGATATGATTACGACTCCGGTACCCATGATCAACGTGGCTCTATCGGGGTCGATCGACGGTGGTATTACTCCTGGCCTGACAATGCTTGCAGGCCCATCTAAGCACTTCAAGACGGGTTTCGCACTATTGCTTGCATCTTCATTCTTGAAGAAGTACAAGGATGGTGTTATCCTGTTCTATGACTCAGAGTTCGGTACACCACAATCATACTTTAATAAGTTTAATATTCCTCTTGACTCAGTGGTTCATACACCTATCACTGATGTTGAAGAGCTGAAGTTTGATATTATGAAGCAATTGAAGGAGATCACAAGAGAGGATAAGGTTCTTATTATCGTTGACTCTATCGGCAACTTGGCTTCCAAGAAAGAAGTTGAAGATGCCATGAACGAGAAGTCAGTTGCTGACATGTCTCGTGCGAAGCAACTTAAGTCACTATTTAGAATGATCACTCCACACTTGACACTAAAGGATATTCCCCTTGTGGCGGTTAATCACACTTACAAAGAAATCGGTCTCTATCCTAAAGATGTTGTTGGCGGCGGCACTGGTGCTTATTATGGGGCGGATAATATCTGGATCCTAGGCCGACAGCAGGACAAAGATGGTACAGAAATTCAAGGATATCATTTCGTCATTAACATTGAGAAATCTCGCTATGTTCGCGAGAAGTCTAAGATCCCAATTACTATTAGCTATGAGGGCGGTATTAATCGTTGGAGTGGTCTTCTCGACATTGCCATTGAA